AATGACCACATAATTTTAGTAGACGGCTTTGAAGAAGCATTTTTAGGTATTACAGCAAATCATCCAATACAAGCTATTTATGATTATTGGATATGTTTAGATTTATTAATACAACGCGATAATATGGACTTTGATGATGCTATTGATTCTCTTGATGAATTTATAGAACAAGATTTAGGTAATCATACACCAAGATATATAAAAGTAATATGAATAGTTTTTATAACATAATAGATAAAATAAAAGAAGTAATTACAGCAGAACCATTTAATAATGAAATATCATTTGGTGATATAGCTGATATTGATTTAAAGAAACAGAGCTTATTTCCATTAGCTCATGTAATGATAAACAATAGTACAATAAACAACAATTATGTAACTTTTAACATTACTATATTCTTTATGGACTTAGTAGATATTAGCAATGAGCAAGTAACAGATTTATATAGAGGTAATGATAATAGACAAGATATATTAAACACTCAATTAGCATTAGCCACAAGAGTTATGCGAGTATTACAAAAAAGTGATTTATATAGAGATAAATTTGAGGTTATTGATACTGCAAGCTGTGAACCATTTACAGAGCGTTTTGACAATATGCTGGCTGGCTGGGCTGTTACTTTTAATGCTGGTACTAAAGATGAAATGACTTACTGCTAATGGGATATTATCAAAGAGCCATAGAGAAATATGCTAAATGGGTTATTGAGCAATCTAGGTTAAATTTAAAGAAACCAAAAAAACCTTTTGGACAGTTAACAAATACAACAGGTAAATTATATAATAGTTTAGAGTATAGAATTAAAGGAGATAAAATTTCTTTCTTAAGTGAAGATTATGGACAATTTATTGACTTAGGTGTTAGAGGTTCAAAATCAACCTACCCACAAACAGCACAAGCACAAAGAAAAGCTAAAGAACATTTTAAATATAAAACACAACCACCAAGTTCAGTATTTGATAAGTGGAGTATTAGAAAGGGAATAGCACCAAGAGATAGTAAAGGAAGATTTATTAAAAGGCAATCACTAAATTTTTTAATTGCAAAAAGTATAGGACAAAAAGGAATTAGAGCAACATTATTTTTTACAAAACCGTTTCAAAGAGGGTTAGATTTATTTGCAGATGAAATAGCAGAAGGTTTTATTAAAGACAAAATAGGAATAGAATGAGTACAATAATTAGAACAAGAAGCCCATTTTTTATAAGAACACCACAAGAAGCAGATAGTAATTTAAGTTACTTTCAAATTAATATAACTGTATTTGGTGGCTTAAGTTCATCAACAGAAGTTTGTGATGATTTGTATGCTACATACGCACTACAAAAAAAACCATTAGGAAGTGAAGATTCTGTAACT